GACTCAAGAAGGTGTCGAGATGGCACAGCGTCTTGGCTTGAACCGTTCTGGCATCTACTACTTTGGCTCTCGTGTGCGTGTTCCATTCACTGGACCAATTGCGGACTTCATCGAGACTGGTCTCGTAAAGTCTCGCCTTGGAATCATGAAGTCTGCACCGGGCGAATGGATTAGTAAGAACTTTACGACCGCTGGTACTTCATCCGCTCGTGACTTGCGTCAGTTGAAGGCTGGACTTGCCAAGGGAACTCTGACGCCGGAGAGGTCAAAATTTGCGGCAGAATTGTTGACTCATGAAGCGGCATCCCGTGCTCAGGGTGCAATTGCAAAAGATACATTTGCCAAGTTGGTGAAGTATCACCTTGGTTCAAATGCGGCAAGAACAGAATTGTTTGATGCAGATGTTCTTCAGAACGCTTCAAGCATCTACAAGTATCTTGACATCGACCCAGAGAACTGGGCCGCCGCCGGTCTTCCACAGATGACTCCTTCTCAGGAATCTGCGTACCGCAAGATTCAGAACATGTTCCGTGAGTTTCACACAAATGTAGAAGGCCAGTTCAAGACGATTGACCCTAACTTCACGTTGAACAAGATAAAGGACTACTTCCCACACATGATGACCGAGGATGGTTATCGGTATGTGGGCAACAACTCGTCACCGTATGCAGAACAGATTCGACAGTATCTGAAGATGAACATGACCGATCCAAGTGCGTCGTTCAAGCATCGTGGTCTTGTTGAGGGTGCACCGTGGTTTGGCAAGCCTTTGACGAAGGAAGATGTTGCTGGTGGAATTGACAAGTTGAATCAGTTGGCTCGTGAGGCTGGCTTCAAGGGCAACTTCTTTGAGACCGACATCACGAAAGTTCTTTCCCGTTACGGTGAGCATTATGCCGAGCAGTTTGCTACTGCCGAGTTCATGCGTCGTTCAATGGATTCGGGCATCTTGCGCATGGCAAAAGAGATGGAAGTTGTTGACGAGGACTGGGTACGGGGAACAGTTGGCAACATGAAGAACGCCAATGAGGCGTTCAGAACCTCGTCTAGTGCTTTGGTTGATGCTGGTAGTTCTGCTGTTGAAGTTGCAAACACTTTGCTCAAGGACATCAAGGATTCCCTGAGGGGTCAGGCTAAGGAATTGAAGGCGGCCACCCGTGAGGCTGGCACGCCCGAACAGCGTCTTGCACAGTTGACTGCGGCCGAGACCAAGTTGGGTCTTGCCGAACAGGCAGTCCGTCAGAGGTTTGACGAGTTCAAGGCAACTCTTTCTGAGCAAAGCGAACTTGTTGCGGCTCTTGAGTCTCAGTTGGATGAGACGCTTGAGGCGATTCGACAGACGCAGGTGGACCTTGCCGAGTTTGCAAAGACGTACTCCGCCAGTCGACTGAGGGCTGTTGATCCAAGGACTGGAGATTTTGTCAAGACATCTTTGGTCGAAGATTTGATTATCGGTCAGGATGTCGGTTCTGCAAAGTTGATGTACAAGGGTGAGGTTCGCACCCTTGACGAGATTGAGAAGTCACTTGACCGTGCTGTTCAGCGTAGTGCTGCTTCGTTGCAGAAGATGCAGGACAACTGGGACCGCACCACGTTGCTTCATGACCAAATCAACGACATCCTCAACCGCTACTTGAATGGCAAGTTCGAAGATGTCGTAGACAACATTACTGGAGAAACGATTGAGGGTGAGTCGCTTCGACGCATGGGCGTCGGCTCCGAATCGATTGATGAGATTCTTGATGTCTTGATGTTTGCTGGTGTTCGTGATGTGCGCTCTGCGCCATCAACGAAGGTGTTGGACCGAAACTGGGTTGGTCGTGTATGGAACAATAAGGCTGACCCTGAAATGACTGCACTCAGGCAGGTCATTGACCCGAATGGTCAGTTGAATCTGTCGAATATCTCCAAGATTCGCATGGAGGATTACTACCCTTCGGTGGAGCAAGCAGTTCGTGGAATCGACAGGCAGATTGCCAAAGTCGAAAAGGAACTCACCACTCTGTCTGCAATCCCAAAGCGTGAACTTGATGTGAAGCAGGCTAACCGTATTGGTGAGGCAACTAAGATTCGACAGAAACTTATTGCCGAACGAGATGCAACCATTGCTCGTCGTGGCAAGCCGGGTGAGGTCATGGTACCGGGTATCCGTACTCGAATCGCTCGTGGACTCACGATTGGTGACAACATGTTGGAGTTGCGTGAAGCGGCTGTGTGGTTGATTCTTCGTGACGTCAAAATCAATGTATCCGACATTGCTACTGGTGCGGCCAAGGCTGGGGATAGTGTCACGGAATATGTGTCTCAGAACTTTGGTAGGTATAAGGCTCTTGTAAATTCTTTGCGTCGTGCTGACAGCATTCAGGGAATATTCAGAAACAAGGGATTGGTTGAAGCACAGAAGGAGTTGAGGAACGCAAAGTCACGCCTTATGTGGGTGAGGGCAGAATTTGATGTTCTTCTCGATGAGGAAATTACACCAGAAATCGAAGCAAATTATTTCAAAAATTTTGACGAGGCCGCCGAGAAGGTTGAAGAACTCGAAAAAAAGGTTGCTTCATTCTCTCGCAAATTGACGAAACAAAATGAAGAACTGTTGAACCGCATTGGTGATACTTCGAATTTTAGAGAAGCCGTTCAGGAACTTGCGGCCAACACGTCAGAGTATTATCTGCATCGTGAGACGGTGATTCAGTTCCGTCGCTTGGCGACGTCTTTGGACTATGTCGGTTTGAAGCCGACACAGGCAATGTACAACAGGATTCTCGCCTCGGTTGCCGAGAGTGAGTTCCGCAACATGAAAGAGTTCTCTTCTCGTTTGTCGGAGTTCCAAGACTTGCTGAAGCGTTTGCGTGACGGTGTTCGTGCATCGGGCTACAACGCATCGGATGAGCAGATTGCGTTCCAAGAACAACTGCGTCAAATCTTTGACCCGTTTGCTTGGATGTCCAAAGACAATCCGCAGTATGCGAATGCTGTTAGCAAACTTGACGACCTGAAAGGCCAGTTAGCAAGAGTTCAGGAATCCATTCCACAACTTGAGCAGGATGCCGTTTCGGGTGCAAAGCAACAAGTCAAGGACTTGGAAAAAGCAATCAAAGAGGCGGAACAAACCGTCAAATCTTTGCCAAAAGAAATTGTTGCCAGCAGAGATGCAGAACTCATTCGTGAGTTTATGCCAGAGATTGAAGCCGTGTTCCTGTATGACCGCCTCGATACGGTTGCTCGTCAGTTCTATCGTGACCCACAGGGTCAAGCCCTGATGGGTGACATTCAGGTGGAACTCAGGCGTCTCGGCTTGTCGGTTGGTGAGGGACGTCCAGTATCTCGCAAGGCTCGTGTTGTTACCGGTGGTGAGGCGAAGCCAACTGCCGCACCAATTTCGTACAGGAGAGAGAGCGAGGTCGAACGACTCGCTCGATACGACGCATCGACAAAGAACTTTGAAGAATCAATGCGTTTGCTCAAGGAAGAATATGCAAAGCGCACGAAGCAGGTTACTTCTGGTGTGACCCTAGAATACGACCAGCCGTTGGTTCAGACTATTGGGGAGTCATTGTCCGAACTTGACTTGCGTCAGTTCGGCGTTGAGAACGTCCAGCGACTTGATGACTATCGTTCGAGGTACAACGCAATTATCAAGCGCATCAAAGCCGACACGGCCGATGCACAGAAGAGGGCACAGAGGTCTACTGGTGCCTCCAGCGTAAAGGTTCAGCGTCAGAAGATTCGAGAGGCAATCAAGAATCCAGAAGAGTTTGGGTTTGGCTTCTCTGCCGAATTGTCGAATGCTCTCAATTTTGGTGGTGTTGCGATGGACGACTTCTTTGCCACCTTGATTGGTGGCACGAAGTTGCGTCGTGGTACAGCCGAGTATTCAAAGCGTGTCGCCAAGGGCAAGTTGTTGGCTGGTGTGCGCAAGGCAGAGTTCGAGACAATCGACGAGACGAGTTCGTACTTCGGCAAACTGCATAAGACGACAATGGACAGAATCTTTGCTCTGCGTTATCTGATGGATGACCCAGACATCCCAACCAATGTGCTTCTTGAAGGAGACCGTGCGGCCATCGGTATGGAGCCGAGTGGCTGGGTATTGGCAAAGAACCTTCGTGGACAGCAAGCGTATGCAGATGCTCTCGAAGAGCATGCTGATGCCTTGTTGACCGTTCTCGAGCGTGACAGAACCATTGCAAAGAACTTGAAGAAGAAGCAGACCGCTCTTGCTCGTACCGAAAGGGAATACGACAAGTTGATTGGTGGTCCGGGCATGCGTGTCCAGACGAAGCGCACGAAGCGTCTTGAGCAGATTGAGTTGAAGAATGCCAGAGCGGAGGAACGCATTGCGAAGTTGAAGGGTTCCATTGAGCATGTACGTGCAGAGACGATGGAGCGTGAGCATACATTCGCAAAGAACCTTGCCCACTACAACCGTGAAGATGTCAACTACATGTTGCGTCAGGGATTGAATACTGACGAGTTTGATTTCACTGTTGATGAGTGGGACGCATTGTGGTCAGAGAATCTGCCTGAAGAGTCTTTGCAGTCGTTGCGTGGACGGAAGGGTGCCCTGACTCGTGAGTTGAGCAATCTTCCAAAGGACAATGCTGAGACTCGTTTTCAGTCGGCTCTGAACCCAAAGGTTCGAGCCAAGATGGAGCGTGTACAGCAGATTCGTGACCAGATTGCTGTTGTCGATTCGATGATTGCCAAGTATGACGCTCGCTCATCTGCGATGGGCAAGTTTGGTCGTGTCGAGAAGGTCTTTGCAAAGCGTGAGTTCCAAGACATGTTCCAAATGGATATGTCGAAGAAGCCGACCATGTCGAGTGCTGAGGCACTCTTTGCAATCGGTAACTCGAGGTACATGACCGAGTATTTCAAGGAGATGAACATCAAGTTCCCACCAAGGAAGCAGATTGATGCTCGTAAGGTGTTCCTTGATTCTGCTTGGAAGTCAAGCGACGAGTACAAGCATCTCTCTGCTGTCAAGTCTTTGATGGATGAGATGAACTGGTACAGCCACGAACTGTTTGTGTCGAGTCGTGACAGACTCTTGGCGAGGCACAAGGAGTTGCGTGATGAAATCAGCAAACTCCGTGGCAACAAGGAAGCGAACATTGAGAAGGTTGCGACTTTGGAGTCGCAGATTTCTTCGCTCCTTGGGAAGACGGAGCCTGTGTATGGTGCTGTTCCAAAGGCGAAGCAAGGCAAGGACCTTGCGGCTCGTCAGGCAAAGACCCGTGCGGCTCGTATTCGTGAGCCAGAGCAAGTTGAACGGGTTGCCAAGGAGTATGTCGAGGTTGACCAAGCCGCAATCGATGCTGGCATAACGCCAACCCAACAGCAGTTGATTGCCAAGCAGAAGGAGTTTGAGGAAGTTGCTCGGATGTTGGAGAACATCCAGTTCGCCAAGATTGTGGATATGAATCTGCAACCGATGGCTCTTGATTACATCTCCACATTGAACGCAAAGCAGAAGGCTTTGCTGAAGCAGAAGATGAATCTGGCTGAAAGTCTTGCCAAGGAGCAGGGAATCCTCGAGGACATGTACGCCGGCACGCCAAAACTTCTCAACGCAGAAGACCGCATGCGCATGGCGTCAGAGGGTGTACGTGTCGCTCAAGTTCGATACGACAATGCTCAGACATTCGCACAGTATGGTGCTGAAGAGGCAAAGCGAATTGAGACGGATTTGTCGGATTTGGGAAAGATTGCCGAGAGGGGTCGTATCGTCAAGGGTCAGGTGAAGCGTGGAACGGACGCTTGGACTGACGACACTTTGCAGTTGCTCGAGGACTCAATCGACCTGTGGCGTAGGGTCAACGGGGATGAGATTCCAAACGAGGTTCGAGCGGTGGCGACGTCGTTGATTGATGCAAGGAACGAGTTCGTCAAGCAAACTTTCAACAAGACCGATGCCGAGGTCGAGCGTGCGCTTGCCAAGGGTATTCAGGAGATGGCCAAGAATGGCATCCCTGTGGATGGTGCTGGTGTTCGACTTGCTGGTGGACAGACCAAGATGGTCAAGGTGTTTGATGATGGCTTTGTGCAACTCAGCAAGTACTTCCCCGACATCGGAGTGCGTGAAGAGGTTGCCGAGATTTACCAGAACGTACATCGCTTGCAACAGCCGTTGCTCGCCCGTGAGATGAGCAAGTTCCTCAGCAAGTACACGACGTTCTTCAAGGCTTACGCTACGCTCAGCCCCGGATTCCATGTTCGCAACAGTCTTTCGAACGGATTCATGTTGGTTGCCGCAGGTAGCGACCCTCGTCGTTTGGCTGAGGGTTTGAAGTGGAGTCGTTCTTGGATTGAGGCTTCGAAGGCTGGGACCACGTTCGATGAATGGATTCTTAGCATTCCAACATCTGCACGGCAAAAGGTGTCCGACGCTTTCAAAGCGGCGGCCGCATCTGGTGGTGGTATGACCGATGAGATGATTCAGAACACCGTTCCATTTGGTACGAAGGGTTCACGCAAGTTGGGTCGCTGGATCGAACAGCACAGCCGATTCATGCTGGCATACGACGGTGCCGCATCTGGTATGGACATGACTACTTCGGCGGCTCGTGTGAAGCGATTCCTTATCGACTATCAGGACATCTCAACCGCAGACGCTTACATGCGTCAGATTATTCCGTTCTGGATGTGGACAAGTCGCAACCTGCCAATGCAGTTGCAGAACATGTGGGCGAATCCACGTGCGTACGCAATCTACAACAGTCTGAAGCGCAACATTGAGGAGAAGGATGCAGACAAGCCTGTTCCGCTGTGGATGCGTGAACTTGGTGCGTTCAAGTTGCCGGGTACGAACTTCTATGCGACACCCGACCTTGGATTCAACCGCATTGGTCAGCAGATTGAAGAGTTGCGTGACCCACGCAGAGCGTTGGCCAACGTGACACCAATCCTGCGTTTGCCAATCGAGTTGACTGGTGGACGCCAGTTGTACTCTGGCCGTGAGTTCTCTGATGTCCCAGTACAGGTCGAGGACGGTGCTGGTGCGTTGCTCCAGCCCCTACTGGCTCTTGCTGGATACGGGGAGACGACAGCGGAGGGTAAGAAGTTTGTGAACGATAGGGCGTACTATGCGCTCCGCAACTTGGTCCCGTTCTTGGGTACAGCGGAACGTCTCACTCCGTCGATTCAGACCTACCAACAGCGTGGCTATGTGAATCCGTTGCTCGGATTCTTGGGTGTTCCGACACGACAGTTGACCGAGCAGGACATGCAGGGTGAGTTGGCTCGACGCAAGCGTGAGATTCAGAAGATTGTTTCTAAGGAGAAAGCGATGGAGGGAAATGAGTAAGCGACCATACACAGGAAATAAAGATGGAGCCGCCAAAGGGCTACGTCCCGGCATGAAAGTGTTCATTGATGAGGTCATCAAGTTGAGCAATGGTGCGCTCTGGAATAATGGCGATTGGGGAGTAAGACCGATGCGTGGGAAAGAAGAACTCAGCGTTCATGCCACGGGTCGGGCGGCTGACCTAAGTTACAGACACATGCCACCAAAGAAAGGCATCAAGAACGGCCGTGTCGAGGCTGTGCGTGTGTTGAAGATTCTTCAAGCAAACGCAGATTTGCTTGGCATTGAAGCAATGTTCGACTATTTCCCCAAGCCGTGGGGTCGTGCGTGGATGTGTTCTCGTGATGCTTGGTCAAAGTACACGAAGGAAACTATCCACGGCGCTCCGGGTGGAGACTGGATACATCTAGAAATCTCCCCTGAAATGGCCGATGACCCGAAGAAGATGCGTGAGGCGTTTCAGAAGTTGGTGATTCCTGCTTTGGCTCCATCCACGGAAGGTTGACCATCGGCTGTTCCAGTACGAAGGTCTCAAGAATCATCCCAACAGGGATGTGAACAGGCATGCCAACAGTCTTGGGGTCTTCGACCTCATCGGGCATGTATGAGCCAACGAGGGTGACGTAGCCATCGAGGCAACCCTCCCACAGCCAACCGATAGTGACAACGGTGCATTGTTCCGCCTCGTAGTTCTTCACCTCGGTCCATCCGTTTGAGCCGTCGTATGCGTCACGCCAATGAATAGCAACGAGTGGCCATGTCGATTTAGTCTTCATACGGGTCTATCCCTTCATCGTGTAAATGGTTTTCGATTGTTGAGATTAGGTTCATCATGAATGCGCTCATGCGCACCCAACCCTTTGGGTTGCCTGTCATCGCCATGTCCCATGCTCGGCACAGGTCGATTGCTGATTGGTTGTCAGCCGAGAGGACGATGGTGATACCAGCATCCATGTTGCGCTCAAGGCGTTCTGCGCCTTGGCGCATTCTGTCGGCCTCCTCCTTGGGGATGATGCCGTAAATCCAATCATCTTGATTCGACATCGTGGTTGCCTCTCTTGCGATTTGATACATAAATGAATCCGTACGGTAATCCGTTTTCTGGTATTCCTTGACCCACAGTCGCCTTGCCAAAGACGGTCTCAAGGACTCGAGCAACCTGTTCAGCAGATACTTCAACATCAAATCCCACCGTTATCTGCCTCGTCCTCATGGATGCCTAGCCTTTCTTGAATCAATGGATGCTGAAGGAGAATCAACTTTAGCCGCTCGTAGGCTTTGTTGCGGAGACGCCAAGCGTGCGGTTTGGACACTCCGAGTCTACGACCTAGTTCTTCTAGGGAGATTACTTCGGAGTTGAGCGCATCAACGATGTAGCGGTCTTGAGCGTCGAGTTGTTCGATACACTCGGCAACGGCTTCACGGAGCGGTTGCAGTTCTTGTACGGAAAGTACTTCGGCTTCTCGGGAGCCGGCCATCATCAACGCCTCAATCGGCGTTTCTGGCCTCCTGTTCCCACGGAGATTCTCGACGTGGGATGGAGTGAGATGGTAGTCCTTGTTACTCAATGTCGTCTGGATTGAGTGGCAGTACCTGACAGTTGGATACTTCTATTTCGTAGAACGATTCAGAACTTGTGTACTTGGTGTTCTTCATGACTATCTTGCCGAAGTGTTCGGCAGATACGACAAGGATGTGAGTGCACTCATGGTTGAACATGACGAACAGAACCTTGTCTGCTGAATCGAGGAACTTGTGCTTACGAGTTGGGAAGTGCACCGTGTCGTACGGAAACTTGGCGCCCTTCCAGTTGTGCTTGACCTCAACCTCGATGCCAGTCGACGGTCCTTCCCAGTTGGACAGGATGTCGATGCCGTACTTGTCTGGGTTGACTTCTGCTTTGAATCCCTGCGCTTTCAGCCATCCAATCAGGATGTCTTTCGCTGAGTCGTTGGAGTCGTACAGCCTTTGGCTGAATGGCTTGCGTGCAGGTTTCATATCGTGTCGTGCTCCATCTTCTCGCAGATGCTTGCGTAGCACCACAGATAACCTGCGGCATCAACGACACTATCAAGGTGCAGTCGACCATGTGTGTTGTTGAAGTTGATTCGTGAAAGTTTCACGGACAACATGAAAAGCGTTCCCTGTTCTGGTGAAAGTTCCACACCAGAGATTGCTTTGAAGATGTCAACCACTCGGACGTAGTCGTCGTATGGGTGGCTGTATTCGTCACGACGCTGACCGTGGGTCAGTTCGTGTGCTTTGAGTAGGAGTTCATCAACTTGTCTGGCCATGTCATGCTTTCTCGATGTAGAGGCAAACGATTTGCTTGTCATCAGCATACGCCACACCATTGAGCGCATCGAGGACAGCCTTGGCATAGTTGTCGATGTCGCCGGTCAACTTGCTGGCTGGCTGTTCGACCTTGTCGTTCTGCTTGACTCGTTCGATGAGCAACTCGGTGCCATCGATGGTGAAGCGCAACTTGACGGACAGAAGACCGTTGTCGAAGAGCGGACCCTTGTAGAGGTCCGCAAACTCCTTCTCGTATTTCATGGTCTCTTTTGGGGTGAATGCTGAACCAGTCTTGCGGTTGAACCGTGGTCGTAATTTGGACTTGGGTCGCAGTTTGAAGAACTGGTGGTATTGAAGTTTGCGTGTCATTTGATTTCTCCGTAGATGTCTTGAAAGATTTTCATTAGGTACTGTTCACCGTTCTCACGGAGATGGTATTTGCCCCATCGCTTGTCGGCATTCTTGAGAATGCTCCAAGCGGCACTTGGGTCGACGTTCTTTTCTTTCATGAGGTGAGTCATGTAACAGAGAACACCAGACCTGTCCTTGTTGAACGCTGGACCGTTGCGCCAAATCTTGGTGATGCGTGGGCCAGCAAGTACGAGTGCGGACTGGACATCGACTGGAACGATGTTGGTGATTTCCTCGTGCTTGCGTGGACGGTGCAACTGTGCGAGAGGCGACAGGACATGGATGCTGACTCGGCTGGCTACAGCCTTGTCCAAGAACTCGGACAGGCTGATCGGTTGCTCATCATCACCGAGCATGTAGCGAGCCTCGGGCAAACGGTTCATGCCATCTGGGTAGGGGAGCCGTACATAGTTGCCAAGCCCTGTGCATTCTTCCTGCTTGGGGTTGACTTCTTTGGCTGGGATACCAACGGCTTCATGGGCGGCGAGGAACGCTCGACGCATCACGGATGCCGGAACCCAATCGTCAGCGAATACCCAAACATGGAAGCCACGCCTCGTCTTCTCAATGAACGATGCGACACCCTTGACTCTGAGTGCGACGCTGAGGTTGTGCGCCATGTCGGGGTCATCAACATCGATGTCGGAACAGCCCCACCTGACGGTGGACTCATCGGTCAGGGGGTAGATACCAATGAGTTCTTCACCGTACAGGTGACGCTTGAACGCTTCGATGTTGGCTGGTGAACGCTGACAGCCACCCTCCCATGTGCCGTACGCTTCCGTACGTCCACGGAACAGGTCGTAGAAAGTTTCGATGGGGTCATTCATACGCCATCCCCAGTTGGTGATACTGGTCGGGGAGCGCACCACCGAGGTCGGTGAGACGTCCCGTCGCTGTGTCCAACTCGAAGTCGATGTCATCGACGAGTTGACCTGCTGGTCGCTTGTTCTTCAACAGGCTGACCGTGACGGTGAACTCGTGGATGCGAGCCTCTGAACGAAGATAGTCGAGACGGTCTTGCGCACGCTCAGAATGTGAGCGGTCAAGTTTCTCAACGAGTTCGTTTATCTCAGCGGCAATCTGATACTTCTTGCGTCGAACACCAATGATGGATGTCGCTTGTTGTTCTCCACCGTACGAGCCAGACGACATCGTCAACTTGGCTCCATCCGCACCTGCGGTGCGTGATGTCTGATGTAGAACGAGAAGTGGAATGTCGTGACGACGACCGAACCCTTTGAGGAATGTCGCCTTGTCGGGGACGGTCTCTCCTGCCTCAACCAAGTCCAAGTAGTCAACGACTACGAGGTCGGGCACTTGACCCCACACGTCGCATACCTCTCCGTAGGCACGCTCCATGTCGGATGAAGTGAGTGGCTGGTCGAACACGGCAAGGTTGGGGAAGTCTTCTTCCGCAGTCCTGCGTAGCAGTTCGATGGCTTCTTGGTCATCGCTTGCTACTCGTGCTTCCAGTTCTCTGGCATCAATGTTGTGTTGGATACAGGTCAGTTTGGTGAGAACCAACTGCCTCGGTTCGTCAGGGATGAACATGGCGATGTGCTTGTCCCGATTGTGGCGCAATGCGTGCAACAGCAACAGAGTCTTACCTCCGTGTGCGAAGCCCAACATCATTGCCATTTCGCCGGGTGCGATGCCACGCATCTCTTGGTCAATGCGGTCGATGCCAAGATGCACCCTCTCGTGCGGTGACTGCGCCCATCGTACGAACGAGTCAGCCGCATCCGACAGAGGAGAATACATCCTGTAATCGGAAGGTGGGGCGGATTGTGTCCGCCCCACCGTGTCCCATCCCGCAGAGATTTGTTCTGCGGTGAGTCTCATGCACGACTCCGTGGTGGCCAGTAAGCCTTCTCACCCTCGACAGCCTTGAAGTGCGGTCGCTTCGGGTTGGCGGTCAAGCCGTCACGGTTGTCGTAGACCTTGCTGATGCCGTCACGCTTGCAAGCCTTGATGAGCCACTCGGGAATCTCACCGTGTTGCTTGCCAACGATGGTGACGCCAGTGAACGGTGCGGAGACTTCGGTTGCGCCGAACTCGTCGCTCAACATCTTGACGACATTGTTGTTCTGGGTCTGTGCCTCAGAGACCGTCATCTGATAGATGGTGTCCATGAGGATGTCATTGATGGACGGGAACAGCATGGCGAACTCGCCCAACTTCTCCGATGGTCCACTTGTCTTGTCAACCAAATCGGCCGCAATCTTTGCGGCGACCTGAGTGATGATTGCCTTATCTTTATCCATTGCCATTGTTATGCCTCCTCGGCGTGTAGTTGTTGGCCACCAACATAGTAGCCCTTGCACTTCGACCAGACTGGACACCAACGCTCAGAGCATAGGTAGTGCTGGTCGTTCATTATCCACCGCTCTTGCGGTAGACCTTGCAACGCCATGACGGCGTTGACGACTGATGATGTTTGCTCGACAATCCAATCCTCGTGTTGCTTCGTGCGAGTCACATTGACAACCTGACCGATGGATGACGCATTACGAATCATCACACCGAAGTTGAAGTTGACCGTGTACTCGGTGAGACCGAGGTGGGTTGCCGCTGTTGCGTAGACGGCGGACTGAATGTTCTGTGCCTGCTTCTCGTACTCGCTGTACTTACGAGCCGCAGTCTTCCAGTCCCAGATGCCGTCCTGATGAACGTAGTCCATCGTGCCTTCGAACCAGAGTTCGTATTCGAAACGAGCGTTCGCTACACGAGCGATGAACGCTTCGAACTTGTGCTCCGTCTGACCACCCTGCGGGACGTACGGGTAGATGTCCCGTGCCCACGCTTCTGCCATCGAAGCGATGTGCGTTGCCCACTTGGACGGATCGGTGTTCGTGACATTGACTTCCTTTCCTTGAAGTTCCAAATCGACAATCAACTGGTCGAATGATGCGACAGCCGAAGCACCGATGTCTCGGGCATCGAGTTGGTTGTTGATGACTTTCTCAATCGCTGAATGGACCGCCGTACCCATGAGGGCGCTGTCGTTCTCACGACGCATCTCGGGGTGGAGTTCACTCAGCCTTGCTCGCTCCAGACACATCAGCGCATCGTTCAGCCATGACTGGCGGATGTAGACACGGGTGCTGGATTCGTCTTGGACGATTCTCATGCTTTCTCTTTTCTGTCGTTTCGTGAGCACCAGTCGCCCTTTCGGGCGACGGTGCGGAGGAGTTGCCCCCCCCC